GGATGATCCTGTGGATGTCTGGCGACTAAGATACAGAGTGGTGCTCGTCGAGGCATCACGACAAAATGGCAAGACAATATTAGGGTGTGTTATCGCACTCTATTTTTTATACCTTCTTGAGGTCGGCCTGGTATTAGGCACGGCCCAGGATGTGAGCAATGCGGAAGACACCTGGCAGATGTGCGTGGAGATTGCACAGAATAACCCGGAGCTGTCCGAGGCCATACAGCATGTGTGGTTTACAAATGGTTCCAAGAGGTTACAGCTGACAGGCAACCGTGATTACAGAGTACGGGCATCGAACCGTAAAGCAGGACGAGGAAAGTCCGCTGACCTCGTTTTACTGGATGAGCTTCGTGAGCATCAGACATGGGAGGCATGGGCAGCGCTGTCAAAGACAGGAATGGCCCGGAAGAACTCCCTCATGTGGTGCATGAGCAACGCGGGGGACGGGACCTCTGTGGTGCTGAGACACTTCAGACTGAGAGCACACGCACAGCTGGGAGATCCGGACGGAATCGTGAAGGCCCTGGGGGAATCTGAGACCATATCCGACGAATCTGCTGAGGGCAGTGCCCTGGGACTCTTTGAGTGGTCAGCCCCTCCGGATGCAGATCCGGGAGACATGACCGCATGGGCTCAGGCGAACCCGTCCCTGGGATATACCATCGAGCTGTCGACATTAAAGGCAGCATATGCGGATGATCCCGCTGACGTGTTCAAGACGGAATGCCTGTGTCAGTGGGTGACATCCACAGTGACACCCCCGTTCCCGGTGGATGCCTGGGACGCAGGAAAAGACGAGAATAGTACAATCGCAAAAGATTCCCCATTATGGTGGGGCGTTGACGTCTCATCTGACAGGACACACGCCAGCATCGGGGTCTGCGGGAGACGGCCGGACGGTGCATGGCACGTCGAGCTGGTCGAGTACCGGAGCGGGACCGGATGGCTGGTCAAATGGTTCCAGAATGCTGCGCCTAATTACAGCGGGATGAAGGTGGCCCTGCAGAGCAAGGGAGCGCCCATCGGGTCCATGATGGACGTGATCGGAGCGATTGATGGGATAGAGATCATTGAATGCAAAGGAAAAGATGTCGCAGGATGGTGCGGGCGGATGTACGACGCAGTGGCGTCAAGTACGGAGACAGATATCGATGCTGTCCCTGTGTATCATATCACACAGCCGGCGCTCGACCTGGCAGCGAACATCGCAGCGACGAGACCACTGGGAGACGGAGCATGGGCCTGGGACCGCAACAAGTCCATGGAAGACATCTCTCCGCTGGTAGCTGTCACGATGGCCTTGGGTTCGGCGACACAGGTCGACATGGAGAAGCCCAAGGTGTACGAGAGCATCTATAATACCCGCGGGGTGCTCGTTGTGTAGAGGAGTGAAAAGACATGGCTTTATTTGACAGCCTCAGGCGATTATTCAGGCCGAAGTATTTTTACATATACGGCGGAGACTATGGGGTCGGAGTGGCGAACCTGGATGCAGCACAGCTGTACCGGACACAGCCGAACCTCAGGGCGGTGATCAGCTTCCTGGCTGATAATGCTGCACAAGTCCCGCTGAAGGTATATGACCGTGCGAGCGACACGGACCGGCCGAGAGTGCTGGACAGTCCGGCAGCGCTATTACTGGCGAACCCGAACCCGGACATGACGGCATATGAGTTTAAGAGATGGATGTATTCGGATCTTCTCCTGTATGAGAGATTCCTGACTTTGTTGCTTCCATCCAAAGAGACAGAGAGCGGGTGGGAGCTGAGGCCCATCCCGGCAAATTGGATCTTGACCTATAAAGGGTCTTCACCGTTCGCTCCGGAGTCCATCGTCATCGGAGTAAAAGACAGCGCACCCGTGGAGATCCCTGCGGGGCTGTTCATCCTGTTCCATGGTTATGATCCGACCGACCCGATGAGACAATACTCACGGATCAGCGCATTGAAGGATACACTCCACGAGCAGGTGGAGTCGAATAAGTTCAGACGACAGATGTGGCAGAATGGCGGACGCTTCAATTCTTACCTGACAAGGCCGAAAGATGTGGCACCCTGGGATGATAAAGCGTTCGAGAGATTCAAAGCGACATGGAAAGAGTCGTGGGCAGGAGGCGAAGCGTCGGAAGGTGGCGGGATGCCTATCCTGGAGGACGGCATGGAGATCAAGACCGTCCAGTTCAACTCACGGGATGCGCAGTGGTATGAATCCGTAAAGCTGTCCAGGGAAGACTGTGCAGCGGTTTATCATGTGAACCCTGCCATGATATGGCCCGGAAGCGGTCAGACATACGCCAGCGCAAGAGATAACGCGAGAGCACTATACAATGATTGTCTGGCGCCCACATTGATCCAGGCCACTGACAGACTCAACAAGGTGATCCTGCCAAGACTGGGAGAACCTAAGAGTCATTATATCGCATATGATATCACGATAAAAACAGAGGGCACCTATGAGGAGAAGATTGCCACATTGGTGAGCGCAGTCGGTGCTCCGTTCCTGTCCAGGAATGAGGCCAGGGCAAGGCTTGACCTGCCGGCCATTGATGGCGGTGACGATCTGATCGTGCCATTGAATGTACTTGAGGGCGGATTATCCTCTCCGCGTGATACAGATCCGACAGTTGAGAGATATAACTCAGGAGATCCGGCGCTGACAAAGACAGAGGAGCCGGCGCTCATAAAGTCCGAGCTGAGAAAAGCACGGAGCAAGCCCACAGAGGAAGAGTCTGACAGACTGAAAAAAGTCTATCGTGATTTCTTCGAACGCCAGGCAAAGACAGTACTGGCCAGGATCGGCGCTGATGCGGATGACTGGTGGGATGCTGAGAGATGGAACAAAGAGCTTGCAGAGGACCTGTTCAAGGAGGCTTTTGACATCAGCGAGGCAGCTGCCCGTGAGGCGGTGAAAGATCTCTGGGATAACGGAGACTATGATCCGGCCCGCACGGAGGCGTTCATCCGAAAGATGTGCGAAAGACGTGCGCAGATGATGAATGACAAAACCTATGACGAGCTCGTCACATCCATGGAGGAGGATTCCTTCGAGGATGAGGATGCACTGAAGGCCACACCCAAGGGCGTATTTGATAACGCAGAAAAGAACCGGTCAGAGAGCGCCGGGAGAGCGTTCGCAGGGTCTCTGATCTCATGGTCAGTGATGGAGGCCTGCAGACAGAATGAACAGCCGGGACAAAAGCCCTGGAAGACCTGGGTGGTCACATCCGGGAATCCGAGAGCGTCACACGCTGCCATGAATGGAGAGACGGTCCCGTATGACGAACCGTTTTCCAATGGAGCCATGTGGCCGGGTGACATCGACGCCCTGGATGCGTCAGAGGTCGCCAATTGTGAATGTATAGTCGAGATATTTATCAGATAACGAGGTGCAATATGATTCATGTAATTATCGGAGCACCTTGCTCCGGGAAATCAACCTATGTCCGGGAGAATGCGAAGGCGGGAGATCTGAGAGTGGATTATGATCTGATCGCCCAGGCGCTGGGGGCTGAGAACAGTCACCAGGCTGAGGGCATCATAAAGCAGGCAGCATTTGACGCCAGGGAGGGAGCCATAAAGACGGCCCTGGCCGATACGAGTGCAGAGTCCTGGATCATCCACACATCCCCATCCGAGGACCACATGAAGGTATACGAGGAAGCCGGCGCTGACTTTGTCAGGCTTGATCCCGGATATGACGTCTGCATGGAGAGGGCCCGTGCTGATGAGCGCCCACAGCAGACGATTGACGGCATAGAGAAATGGTATGCCGGAAAGAAGGGCAGAACAATGGATTTTAAGAAAAAGATATATGATGTCAAATCAGACAATGGCACCATAACCGGATACGCATCCACATGGATACGGGAGCCGGACAGCTATGGCGATATCGTGGCGCCGGGTGCGTTTGCTGAATGTATCGAGCAGATCAAGGCAGAGGGGAAAGTACTGCCTCTGTTGTTTAACCACGATGCGAATAATCTGAATGCTTACATCGGGACCGTGTACGACCTCAAAGAGGACGATCATGGTCTTTTATTTACGGCAGAATTTGACGAGACTCCGGAAGGACAGAAGGCCAGGAACCTGGCGATGTCCGGCAGGGTGGTCAAGTTCTCATTCGCCTACGATATTTTAGATCAGGCAGAGGTCACC